GTGGTTGTCGTGGTTGTCGTGGTTGTGGTTGTCGTAGTGGACGTAGTTGTCGTCGCGGCAGTACTGATCATCGCGCCATTCATCAATTTCACCTCAACGAGCTGCCCTGTGGTCGCCTGGTCGCGCATCACAACGCCATTGATATAATGGCCGTTGGTTGCCTTGATGGCCTTACCCAGTGCATTACTGGTGATCTGCTCGCCAGCCTTCAGCGCTTCGCCGGCTTCCACCAGTGCGGTGCCGCTGATGGTGATCTCAAACGATACGCCAGTGTCCTGGTCCGATTCACCGGACACGCCTTTGGCCAGCGTGCCGATACTGGAAACAACCGCATCCGTGTAATCGATGAAGCGCCGCTTAGTGATCGCACCATTGGCGACGCCGGTTGTTTTGATTCCGGGTTTTTCAGTGTGAAGTCCCATTTTAGATCCTCCTTGTACGGATGGGGTGTGTGGTTAGGCTTTCATGAACCGTTCGGCCGCAACTTCGTAATCGACGTTGTTCGCCTTCGCGTATTCCCTGATCTGCTGGTCGATATCGACCGATGTGGCATCAACCCGGCCGGCAATTTCGGCAAATTCAACCGGAACAGCTTTCGGATCGAGCTTCTGCTGCGCTGCTTTGTCCGGATCGGCAAACACTCTGCCCTGCGACACCAAAATGGGTCGGGCGGTCAGGCGTGTTTTCAGTTTCTCTGACGGTCTTGCGTCGCCCTCCGCGAAGGTCATAGATTCCTCAGCACGAAGCAGATCGGCATATTCTTCGACGATGCCGTCTTTTTCCGCTGCGAGGACTTTTCCTTCACGGACGAGGGCTTCACAGAATTCCGCGAACGCGGTTTGTGCCACCTCGGCAGCGGATTTCTTCGATGCGTCAGCGGCAGCCTGCGCCTGTGCCGATGCGGCGTCTGTCAGTACCTTCACGCCGCTCTGAAGCTCGGCAAAGAGGGCGGACTGAGCAGCCAGGGCATCTTCCAGGGCCTTGATCTTGGCTTTCAATTCATCCATCTGTTTTTCCTCCTCCTGTTGGTTTTCTGAGAAATTATTAGCGCCCCCTGACAATCCATCAGATGGTTTAACGATGAGGTTTTCCGGGGCGGCCCGCTGCAAACCAGCAATGTCGTCTTTGTCCAGGACTCTGTCGGCAACCTCGAGTCCGAATTTCTCGATAAAGAAATCGCGAATGCCTGATAGAACGCGCGCAACGGTCGGCATGCGCGTCTCATCCGTCGCCCAGATGTATTCTTCGAATTCCACCCCCTCCGCGAACTGCACGGGAGTCAGGCCCTTGATGGCGGGCGGCGTAGCACCCAGTAGGCCGATGTGACGCAGCAAGCCATCGGGATAGAGCGCGATGCTGACTTTCTTGTAAGCGCCCATCTTGACGGCATTGACGACATCGTCACTGACTTGGTCAACATAGGCGAGCAGTTTGCCACCGGCCGCCTTGAGTTCCTTGGCCCATCCGTAGGCCGGGGCATCTGTTGCGGGATGGCCAAGCACAAGCGGGGCATCATGACTTTCCTGTGTGTTGTAGCGGGTCGCGATATTGTCGAGATCGGCGTCGGTGTAGGTCTTAGTTATGCCGTTGCCCGATGTGTGGGTTCCTGTTTTAAATACTTCGAGCCATGCTCCTGTCATGATTTTCCTCCTTTGGTTTTGTCGGACTCTTTCTTGACGTTCACGAGGGGCTTGTCTTTTTCGTTTTCTTTTTCGAATCCGGATGCCTGGAGCTTGGACGGATCGATGATTTCCTCGATGTCGTCTTCTTCGAGGTGGTAAACCCGCGTGAAATACGTCTTGGAGAAACGAACTCCCGCGCGTGACAACGCTTCGTCGCGTGTTGCACGGTCGATTTCGACTTCGTTGGCGTGGTAAGGAATCAAGCTTGGTCGCGGCGTATCCATGTAGCCGTTGCGCATCATGATCAGGTTGATAATGTCGCTCCAGATGGAACGAACCATCGTGATGTCCCGTTTCTGGATATCGCTGCGGACCGTCAGCGCGCCTTTGGTGGCGGCATAAGACGACTTGTCGCCGGAGTCCGTGGAGAGCGTGTGTCCCAGAATGGTCTTCGACATCTGGGAGTCCATGAAATCACAGAGAATCTTAAATCCGTCGTTGTTCGACTGCTGGTTCTTGGATTCCAGTAATTCCACTGTTCGGTTGCCACAGACCGCGATGACCGCGTCCTGAACGAGCGTCTTCAGGTCTCCGACGAAGTCGGTTAATGTGGTCGCATCCGCATTGCCATCGATCTTGCCCACGACCCACGGCGTGCCGAAGCGCTCCATGAAGTTCAGCCAGAATTCGAGGTTGGCCCGCTTGAATACAATCGGCCAGAAGCATCGCTGCGCGACGCCGCGCCCGTAGGGGTTGTCGTAGGACGGTTTGATTCTCGGGCAGATCAGTGTCCATGGATCGGGCGGCGCCTCGCCTTCTATTGGGTGAGCCTGTGACACAAAGCGCAGCTCCGGGACGCCCTTTTCGCCGATGAACCAGTCGAACCATTCCGGCGGTTTCGGCGTGATCTGGACCGGCAGCCACAGACCGTGCAGGTAATCCCAGGTCAGCTCGGCAGGTTGAAAGCCCCAGTAAATGACATCGAGGAGATTCGAGGTCAGTTCATCGCGGGAGAGATCTTCGATGCACATCTTTCTCTCCATGACGCTGAAGAACCACTTCTCGAGAATCTTGTGGATTCTGGGCGGGCATTCGCCACGTTCCAGTCGCCAGTCATAGGACAGTGTCGCGCTCTCCCGACTTTCGAGGGCAGCGGTCAGGTGAGCATCCGACAGGAGCTCGCGATAAAGAACAAGGGACTGCCCGCGTTTTTGGAGGACGCGGTCAGGATTCGGTAACCGCTGATTGATAATGTTCCACGCGGAGAACGCGCTCGTAAACGTATAGCGCTGCTTACGATACGCGCTGATCTGAGCTTGTGCGCTCTGGCCCTGGCGGGTTTTTCTGGCGGGTGCTTCGGGCGCGACTTTCGCCGCGCCCTTTGCTTTGCCACCGAACTGACTTTTCTTCATAAAGTCGAGCTTCCGTAAGAGAGTGAGAAGACTTCCAGCATGATTACGAGCATCAACAATTGTTCAGTGTTCTATAGTCCAGTGCTTTCGGTGATGTTATTTTTTGTCAAATTTTATTTACTATCAAGAGTGTTTATTTTTTAAGTACTTGAAGATACAGCGATTCTTGTCCCGAACCATGACGACGCAATCAGTTCACAAGTGTACCGCACGCCGTCCACCGACGCTTTTGCGGCGGGATCCGGGCTCCAACCATGGCATGATGCGACAAACATGCTGGCCAGGATAACCAATGACGCAATGACGCCAAACGGCCGGATCGCCGCGCGCAGGTTCACGACCCACGTTGACGGTGTACCGCTGACGTCCCGGTTAAAGAACTCAATCTGGGCCTTGAGGTACCCGGTGACGGCCGCGAGGTACCCGGGCAGCACTTCCGGCTTGGATGTCGCAAGGCTCGACATCGTTGCTTCCGGCGTGTCCGCGCTTTGCGGGATAAACTTCTTCTTGATAAAGTCGATTGCGGGCGGCAATATCATGCCGGCCAGTGCGATAATCGCGTCGATTCCCATAATTGCCCCTCCTAGGCACCGAGCACGCCCTTGTCCAGCGACCCGGCATATTCGAAATGCGGATAATCTTTGATGCTGTTAAAGTCTCCACCCCATCTCAGGCCGAGATTTTTACCGATTTTTCCCGCCACCTTGTAGGCGATGACTTTCCAGTTGATTTTTCCATCATGATCCAGCATGGCGATATCGAACGCCTCACGATCCGTGTGGCGGGAATGCCTTGCTTTCGTAACGATCTTGTTTTCCGACGGCGTGATGCCGTGAAGCCCGGCTTTGAGTCTCAGGCGGTTGACTTCTTCGATGCCCAGGCGACCCTGCGCATAGAGCGCATCCTGCTCGAGCTGTGAGCGATAAGTGCAGGTCAGGATATATTTTAATCCCGCGGCGCGCATGTCCTGCTCGAACATCGCGTAGAGCGCCTGCATCTCAGTGGTAAGGTCTTCGGGGTTCCTGCTCGGCATTATTGAACTCCACAGTGGCCAGACAGCCTGCCTTTGTTTCGCGCCTCGCACATAGCGATCTGCGTATTGACTGTTCCCTCCAGGTGGGCGATGGCCAGCTCGTTCTTGGTGGTTCGTCCATTCGCAGTCGCGACATGGTCTGATAATTTATTAAGGCTCTCTATAATTCCGTCCGCTTTTTCCTTGTACTCCTCGCGGTTTCGCTCGATGATTTCCTTCAGATCGTCGCAGGTTTTTTGGTTCTGCTTGATCATTTCCTCCCGATTTTCCTTGGCGGTTCTTTCAACACCGCTCATCCACTTCCTTCCGAAAAACAATACCGCCGCCGCAAGTCCGGCGTTGATGGCCATATATCCGAAATCGGTGAGGGCTCTCTCCATGCGCGATCCTCCTGTTGACAGATTGTAATTGGTGTGGTTATGATTAATGGATTTCGAAGGGCAAAAATCCTGTCAAGTTTTATTTGCTATCAAGAGTGTATTTTTTACAGGAAGGGTAGGCAAGTGGCACGCAGGGCAAGATTCGCGCCAGCGGATTAAAAAACCCCAAAGTGGAGGGAAAAAGAAAAATTTCAGAAAAAACGCCAAAAAAGCGGGTACTATTTACCCGCTCATTATTCGCAAAAACGCCCCACCAATAAAATCAAACACTTAACCCATTTTCATGTTGACATAAAATGCCCTATCAGACATAGACGCTTGTTTTCGTTATTTCTTGGGTGAAAAGTGGGAAAATCTGAAAATTTCCAAACTGCAAATTAATGGCTTTTACTTGCAGAAAGTGACGAAAAATGGCACTTTCTGCAAGTAAAACATCCGCGAATTACATCAAATCCCTGAACCCTTCGATCAGCTTCGAGGTCCGGCGTTTCTCGCTGGACATCACCCGCCCGCTCATCGCCATGGTCATGATGTACGCCAACGCCTGCGACATACTGTCGATCTCGTCCTTGAAAAATGCGTTCGGGAACGTCGCCGCGTTGTCAACGAACTCTCCGACCCATAAGTTTTCTTGCAGCGTCGGATCAGGCAGCCAGCATCGCCCGCTCTCCTGCATCGGACTGACCGCCTGCGCCCGAATGACTTTATCCATGGTCGGCATGACCGGCAGGACAGGCAGGATCGTCTCCTGCTGCAACGCCTGACACAATGCCTGCCCAGAGTCCCTGTCTTCAATTAAGATGACGTTCGGGCGATACTTCAAATACTGGA